TTTGTAGACTGGCTAGGCAGACGGTATAGAGACTACAAATTCAAAGCTATACAAAGGAGAATACTATGGCAAATACAACTTTTTCAGGACCGGTCAGATCAGAAAACGGTTTTGAATCAATTACAAAAAATGGAACAACTGGTGCTATCACTACTAATGCAACTTACGGTGCAAGTATTACTGGAGGTGTTCAACAAATAACAGGAGCAGGTGCTGCTGATTTAACAAATTTAATCACTGAAATGGATTCAACAGGAGGAGCTGTTGCAGTTACTCTTGCAAATGGTTCAACTGCAGGTCAAATTAAAATTGTTACTATGGTAGTTGATGGTGGAGATGTTACTTTTACTCCAGCTACTTTTGCAAACGGAACTAACATAACTTTTGCTGATGCAGGAGATACTGTTACTTTAGTTTGGGCTAACACAATTGGTTGGACAGTTGTTTCAAACAGTGGTGCAACAGTTAACGCTTAATAATTAATAGGAGAACACCATGGCAGCAAAAGCTGATATACAAGCAACGATAGTTACTGCAACAACAGTAAATGCAATTATTGCACAACCTGTAAGATTGAAAGGAATTATCCTAGCAGGCTTAGCTACGTCTGGTACAGTTCAATTAAAAACTACAAGTGCTACTGGAACTACATTATTTGAAGCAGATGTTCCTGCAGGAGATATTACATCTTTAAATATACCTGAAGATGGAATTTTATTTCCTTACGGAGTTTATGTTTCTACATTTACTGTAGCGAAAGCAACATTGTTAACTGATAAGTACTCAGGACCTAATTTAACTGGTCAGAATGGCTAACAAATGAATGGTATGAATAGAGCAATACCAGGTTTTAAAAGAGGGGCTGATGTTCAGCCCCCTAAAACCAAAAAATATTTTAGAAAAACTGAATCTGGTGCAGGTATGACTAAAGCAGGTGTTGCAAGATACCGAAGAGAAAATCCAGGATCAAAATTAAAAACTGCCGTAACAGGCAAAGTTAAACCAGGATCAAAAGCTGCGAAAAGAAGAAAATCTTTTTGTGCTAGATCAGCAGGACAAATGAAACAATTCCCTAAAGCTGCTGCAGATCCTAATTCAAGATTAAGACAGGCTAGAAGAAGATGGAAATGCTAGATGTCTTATTTAAATGCTAATATACCACCAATTTATTGTAAGATAAGGAAGGAGTATCTTTATGATCTTAAAGAACATCACGGAGAAAGCGAAGAATGCGTTATCTTTGGTATCACAAGTATATCAGGACGTGCAATCTTATTTAACATCATGTTACCTAATGGTGCGTGCTATTGGCGTTTGCCTATCTCTGCGTTTTTCCAAAAATCGTATGACCGAGCCGATGTGCCGAATATGCAGACGCACGAATTGGAACTGTGGAACTGTTTTAGTTATTGGCCTAGCGTTCATTGCTTTGATTGGTTGGATGGTTTAAAAGGAAAATTTTTAGGATTAGATAAAAAGTTTTATCATGGAAAATATTTATTCACAATTGATTGGGCTCATCCAGACACTAACATCTTGGATGTTGAGCATTCTGAAATACCTCAAGAACATAAGTGTGCACATATATTGGAGCTTGATAATGGTAATTACGCAGCTCAGCCTAATAATCGCATTCTGTGGCATGTTAATTCATACACTACTGATAACAGCTGGCCTGACTATAGAGTCCAAACTACTTATTGGGATGCGGAAGATAACGATATGGTTACAGAAGATAGCGATAAAATGTTCTATGAAATGGAAAAGAAATGATAGATAAATTTATATATAAATTTTTTGCTGCTATTGACGAGAGCTTTGCTTGGGTGGATAATAGTGTTGTTACAATTTCAATAAAGTGGAGGAAAATAAAGATGTGGAAATTTATTAAAAAGCTTTGGAAAAAATATGTTAACTGGTTATGGAGCTAAGCATGAAAAATTGTAAACAATGTGAAAAAGAGTTTCAACCAAAAGATGAACTAGATCAATTCTGTAGTCAGGATTGTAAAGAGGAGGCCTTAGCTGAATTAGATTCTGGTTCAGATGAGTGCCTTTCATGTCAATAAAGAAACCACTCACTATCTCTGAGGAGGCTTCCGTGCAGATGCCTATGAAGACGGTTGCCAGTTTAATCGGTCTTGTTGCAATCGGCACCTGGGCTTATTTTGGTTTGATTGAAACGCAAAACCAACATCATACTCGATTACAATTAATGGAAGCAGATGTTGAAGATAACACAGAGTTTAGAATAAAATGGCCAAGAGGTTTAATGGGTTCGTTGCCGGCTGACTCTGAGCAGTTCATGCTTATCGAAGATCTATATAAACAAGTAGAAAAAATGCAACAGACTCAAGAGATGAATATGACTAATAAAGTTAATATAGAATTTTTAATGAAGCAGTTAGATAAGGCTCAAAAAGATATAGAAAAATTAAAAGACAAACAACGGGAGTTTGCTAATGGAAACGGTCATTAGTAGTGTGGTTGCTCTCTGTATGTTTATAGCAGGAGAGCTTAAAGAACATAGAATAAAAGAATCTATGTCGGATTGTTTGAAGGGAAAACGCCTTGCGGAACGTGACGTAAATGTTAATATTCAGTACATGTGCGGGACTGTAGATGCAGAGCTTGAAAAAAATATAGATGGTAGTATAAGCATTAAAAGAATTATCAAGCCAAAATAATAATGGAAACAAAAATAATACAGCTTTTTTCAAAAGTAGTTTCAATTGAAAATTTTGAATTTGATAAAGAAAAAATAGTATCAGAGGTTTATAAAATTAAATTTAGAAAACCTCCCAGTGACAATCAATCAGAGTGTCTTAAAATTTTAGATGAAAAAATTTTTAATGATTTAAAAAAACCTTTGATGGATAGATTTTATTATTTTGCTCATAATGTATTAAAATATAAAAACCAAGAATTTGCAATCACCACTTCATGGATAACTAAAACTGTGCCAGGAGATGATTCTAGAATACATCATCATAGAAATTGTATGTTTAGTGGAGTTTTATATTTAAAAACAAATCCAAAAAAAGCTAAAATTAGGTTTTGGAACCCACATCAAGAAGGGTTTTATTTAATACCAAGCGAATATAACATTTATAATTCTGATAACTATTTTTTTGCATTAAATGAAAAAAATCTTTTGTTTTTTCCTTCTGAAATGCAACATAAAATTGAAACTAATGACACAGACTCTGATCGTCTATCCTTAGCTTTTAATATTATTCCTATAAATAAATTTGGAGACGCTGATAGTTCTGTTAACATAGCACTTATTAATTAATGACTTATGAAATTATCTCGTAATTTTACCCTTCAAGAATTAATTAAATCGGATACTGCAATCCGTTTAAATATTGATAATAATCCTAATGGCGATCAGATCGATAAGTTAAAACAACTATGTGAAAATGTTTTACAACCAGTCCGGGATCAGTTCGGTAGAGTTAAAATAACTAGCGGATTTAGATCAGTTGAACTTTGCAAGGCAATAGGAAGTTCGGAAAATTCACAGCATGCCAAAGCTGAGGCCGCAGACTTCGAAGTGTTAGGTGTGGATAATGCTGAAGTTGCAGATTGGATACATAAATTTTTAGAAACAGATCAATTAATTTTGGAGTTCTATACTCCTGGTGAGCCAAATAGCGGATGGATCCATGCAAGTTGGATACCATACCAACCCAGAAGACAATTCTTGCATGCTTATAGAGAAGATAAAAAAGTTAAATACAAACCGATTATTGGTAAAGCAGTGGATTTAATGTGAAAATAAATTTATTTGAAGAAAGTATTTTTATTGGAAACATAGATGCGTCAAAGATAAATTTAAAAACAAAAGATTTTTTAAAAACATGGGATTCTGAGACTTTAAGTTCTTTTTATTCCTATAATGAATTAAATGAAGAATCATCTAAATATTTACTTAAAACAATAGCTAAACTTTTAAAAGAAAAAATAGAAAGAGGTTTTAAATTACATTTAATAAAAATTTGGCAAAATAATTATTTACAAGGTGATTTTCAAGAAAAACACATACACCCTCATTCACATTTTTCTTTTATAATTTATAAAAAAATTAAAGAATCTAAAACAGTTTTTTTTAATCCAGCAGAGCATTTAATACAGTCTTTTTATGACACAGATTTTTTAGAAAATACTAATTTTTTTCAATTACAGTTTGAACCTAAATGCAGAGAAAACCAAATAGTTGTTTTTCCTAGTTATTTAGAGCATATGGTGAAAAAACATAATGACAGTGTTAGTATTTCTGGTAATTTAAAATTAAAAATTATATAAAAAAGGATAAATATGCCGATAGGAAGAGGACAAATACCACAACAAATCGAAGGTAAGCTCAGAGGTGCAAGAGGTGAAAAAAAGAAAAGATTACAAGTTAAAAAGAAACCCAATAGCAAAAAACCTAAGGTCTTCAAAATTTAGTTTAAAGGTGGTACAATCAGATAAGTTGTACAACCGCAAAAAGGAGAAGCTTTACACTCTCAAAGCGGCCGCTAAAAAGGAGATATAAATGGCTACATCAGGAACTACTAGTTTCAACCTGAATATAGATGAAGTTATTGATGAAGGTTATGAAAGATGTGGTCTTAGCACCACTTCTGGCTATGACATGCGTTCTGCAAGAAGAAGTTTAGATCTTTTATTTGCAGAGTGGGGAAACAGAGGTATTCATCTTTGGAAAACAGAATTAAACGAAATAACTTTAGTTGCAGGACAAGCTGAATACACTGTTGATGCTGATGTAAATGATGTACTTGAAGCTTATGTGTCTTCAACTGCAGCAGCATCAAATGATGCAAATACACAAGATGTTTCAATTACAAAAATAGATAGATCAGCCTATGCTGCATTACCTAATAAATTAGCAACTGGACAACCATCACAATATTATGTTGATAGACAAACAACACCAAAAATATATTTATATCAAGCACCAGATTTAAATACTTATACAACTTTAAAATTTTACGTAATTAAAAGAATTGAAGATGCGGGTGCATATACAAATGATGCAGATGTTGCATATAGATTTTTACCATGCATGTGCGCAGGATTAGCTTATTACATTTCAATGAAAAAAGCTCCACAACTTGTGCAACAAAATAAATTAATTTATGAGGATGAATTGAAAAGAGCCTTAGATGAAGATGGTCAAAGAGCATCAACATTTATTACTCCACAATCTTTTTATCCTAATGGAGTTTAACTATGCCAAAATGGGCGACAGGTAAAACATCACAAGCTATCTCCGATAGATCAGGCATGGCATTTCCATACAATGAGATGGTTAAAGAATGGAATGGATCTTTAGTTCACTATTCTGAATTTGAGCCTAAACATCCTCAAATTAGAAGAAAGCGTATTGTAGCTGATGCAATCGCTTTACAAAACACAAGACCACAAAGATTTCAACAACCTACAGATAGAAATGGTGTTCAAGCAGATTCAGGAGGAGCATCCGTTGGTGTTGCTAATTTAACACTTCCTGGAGATTTTGCTTTTATTAACCAAGGTACATCTGAGATGAAACCTGCAGATCCATCATTACAAAATAGAAGAAGACAATTATCAATACAAGTTAAACCAGTAACAGTGAGTATTACATAATGGCAATTACATATTCAGATTTTTTAACACAAGTAAGAAACTACACTGAAGTTAGTAACACAGTTTTAACTGATCAAATTATTCAAGATTTTATTAGATCTGTTGAACTCGATGTTGCAGGTAAAGTTGATTATGATGATCTTAGAAAATATTCAACATCTACATTTACATCAGGAAACAGATATGTAAGTTTACCTGCTGATTTAACTATTATGCGATCTGTTCAAGTGATTGATGGATCGACAAGAACATTTCTAGAGAGAAGAGATACAAGTTTTATTTCTGAATATAATAATAATGCTGCAACAGGTCTTCCTAAATATTGGGCTAATTGGGATGATTTTAATATTCTTGTAGCGCCTATACCAGATTCTGCATATACTGTACAAATCAACTACATTACAGATCCACCAGAATTTACATCAACAAACAATACATTTTTATCTACTTATCAAGAATCAATGTTGTTACATGGTGTATTAGCTGAGGCTTTTAGATATCTAAAAGGTCCTATGGATATGTACAAACTGTACGAAACAAAGTACAATGAAGAAGTACAGAATTTTGCTCTTCAACAAATGGGGAGAAGAAGACGTGCAGAATACGATGATGGGGTACCAAGAATTAAGATACCTTCACCATCACCAAATACGTAATTTTAAAGGAGAACAATTATGGCTATTACAACTAACGCAATTTGCAATTCATTCAAAAAGCAATTGTTAGCTGGTGAGCATGATTTTGACAGTGGCGCAGATACATTCAAATTAGCAATGTATATTTCTACTGCTGTTTTAGGTGCATCAACAACTAACTATTCATCAACATCAGAAGTATCTTCACCAGCAGGTTACACTGCAGGTGGTAAAGCTTTAGTAAACCAAGGTGTTAAAGTTTCATCAGGAGTCGCTATTACTGACTTTGCTGATTTATCTTTCACTGGAGTTACACTAACTGCAAGAGGTGCTTTGATTTATAATACAACTACTGACGGTGGTACAGGTACTACTGAAGCAGTTGCTGTATTAGATTTCGGTGGAGACAAGACTGCAACTTCTGGAACATTTACAATTCAGTTCCCTGCATTCACAACTTCTGCTGCGATTTTAAGAATTGCGTAATTAAGGAACTAAAATGATATGGCTGCTTGGGGACAACAAACATGGGGTTTCGAAAACTGGGGTACACTCGGTGATAATTCTGTTACCCTAAGCAGCACAAATCTTTCTGCCTCTTTTTCTGTAGGCACACCAACAATAGATAATGAACTTCAAGTAGGTTGGGGTGGAGACACTTGGGGTGAAAATACTTGGGGTGATTTATCAGGAGCCTTTGCAAACCCAACAGGAATTCAAGCTACATTCTCAGTAGGATCAATTACAACAACAGCTAACGCTAATATTGATGTAACTGGAATACAATTAACTGCAACTAATGCAGGTGCAGTTGGTGGTGCTTCTGCTGAGGTTATACCTACAGGTCAGCAAATGACTTTAGGTATCGGAGAAGAAGTAATTAACATTGGTGTTCCGGTAACAGGTTCTCAAGCTACAACTTCTGTAGGCCAAACAACTATTGATCCAACATTCTTAATTGGTGCTGGATGGGGTAGAGACACTTTTGGAAACTTAGGTTGGGGTGTAAATTATTCTGTAATACCTGCTGAAGGAACTGGTATTGAATTAACAGCTTCTTTAGGAGATGAACTTGCAATCACTGATGTTGAAGTAACTGTAACTGCACCAGACGCATTACAGATTACATATGCTAGTCCTTCTTTCTCAATTCAAATTGACCAAGATGTATTCGTACTTGCTTCTGAAGATCAGTTAGATGCTGAAATTGGAACTATTGCAGATATCACAGGTGACGCTTTAGTTGAACCAACTAACCAAGAACCTTTATTTAATTTTACTGCTGAAGGAAATGCACAACTTTCAACTGCACAAGCTAAATTTGGATCATCTTCTTTATTGTTAGATGGTACTGATGATTATGTTGATACAACAACTAATTTAGATTTAAGTTCTGGTGATTTTACAGTTGATGTTTGGATTAGACCTGACAACGTTACAGGTTACAAAGGTATTTGGCAATCAGGAACAAGCACAACAGAACAATCCTATTTATTAGGTAACCAAGTTTATTGGACTGTAAATCCATCTACAATTATTACTACTTCAGTTACAGTATCTGCTGGTGTTTGGACTATGTTGTCTTATGAAAGAGAAGGCAACACTCACAGAATATATAAAAACGGAACTTTAGAAGATACAGCTACCACAGCTAATAAACAAGATAATGGTCCATTTAGTATTGGTAAAAATGGTTTTGGTGATTTTGATGGTTACATAGATGAGTTTAGAGTTTCAGATATTGCAAGATATGGAGGCTCTAGTTTTACAGAACCAACTCAAGCTTTTTCATTTGATTCTGATACACAATTCTTATTACACTTTGATGGAGCTAATGGATCAACTGTTATTAAATCTGCAGATGATACGTTATTCCAAGCAACATTCTCAGAAGGTCAAGTAGTCGGAGGTACGAAGACACCTGTAGATGTGACAGGAATACAAGCTACTTTAACATTAGGAGACTTCACTTTAGTCCAGTCTACTGTTGAGTCTATAACAGGATTTGAACTTACATCTAGTATTGGTGAAGCAGAAGAAATACCTGCTCAAATAGTGGGTGTTTCTGGTATACAATTAACAGCTAATATTGGCTCCGTAACAGCATTCGGTTCTGCTCTTGTAACACCTACAGGCATAGAGTTGACTTCTAGCACGAGTGCCCCTAATATAACTTCATGGCAAGAGGTTGATCCTGGTGTAAACAATGTTTGGACAGAGGTTGATTTAGCTGCATGATTGAGGTAAAATTATAATTATTTAGGAGACAAAATTTATGACATCTAGTTATTCAACGGATCTAAAACTCGAACTAATGGTCACTGGCGAAAACGCTGGTACATGGGGTGATAAAACAAATACAAACTTAAATTTAATTCAACAAGCAATTGCAGGTTTTGAAGCAGTTACTATTACTGATTCTGCAACTACAGCTTTAGTCATGTCCGATGCTGCATTATCTAATGCAAGAAACATGATTATAAAAATTAATACTATTACTTTAACTGGAGCTACTACTGTAACTATTCCAGATGGAATTGAAAAATTTTATATTATTGATTTAACTGCTGTAACTGGTGTAACAAATTTAACAATCAAAACAGCTTCAGGAACAGGTTTCACCGCAGGTGAAGCTGCAATCGTTGCTGCTTATTCTGATGGAACAAATTTAAATGAAATAGCATTGAACACTTTAGGTGGAACAATTGCACAAGCACAAATTGATGATGCTGCAATTTCTACCGCAAAACTTTCTGACAACGCAGTGACTACTGCAAAAATTTCAAATGCAAATGTAACTACAGCCAAAATTGCGGACAACGCAATTACTTCAGACAAGATTAGTGCATTACAAGTTACTCAAGCTAAAATAGCTAATGATGCTGTTGGCCCTGATCAATTATCAGACACTGCTGTAACACCAGGTGAATATGAAGTTGCAACAATTACTGTTGATCAACAAGGCAGAATCACTGCTGCATCCGCAGGTTCTGCGGGTGGTGGATTTGCAATGAAAGTTTATAGCAGAAGTCCAGGAACTTACACATCTCCAGCTAACGCTTCTTCAGGAAGATTTTATGCTGTTGGCGGAGGAGGAGGAGGACGAGGCGTTAACCCTACTGGCCCTACTCCAGGAGGAGATGGAGGAACAGGAGAATTTTTAGTGTCTTTAGCAGCCTCTACAGGATATCCATATACAATAGGCACAGGAGGAGCTGGTGGGAACCCTGGCGGACCTCCTGGACAACCAGGAAATGCAACGACAGTGCCTTCATTAAGCGTAACAGCTAATGGTGGAGAAGGTGGTCAACAGTTTAGTGGCCAAACACAAAATGGAACTGCACCGGGTGCTACAGTTGATACTGGAGGAGCGGGTGTTTATACTAATATTGTAGGAGCAGGTGGAGATGGAAGAGGTCAGCCTCCTGTTATGGCATCAGTTGGAGAAGGTGGTCAACCAGGTTTACTAATAGTTTTTGATAATGGTTAAATAAGGAAAAAAAATGGCAAAACATATTGTATTTAATAACATAGGAGTCGCTGCTTTAGTAGAATCAGATGAAGCTAAAGATTGGTGGTTAAATAATAATAATGCAATTTCTTCAGAAGTTATAAGTGATAATGATTACGAAGCTGTTGTGTATACATTAACAAAACATATAAATAATCAAACAGGTGAAATAACAAATAGCACAAATATTCCTTCACATGATTTTTCAAAAGAAATGGTTCGAAACTTATTAAATGAATTAATTGAAAATGTTGAATATACAATTGCTAATTACCCGAGTGTTCCTAGCACGTGGCCTACAATTGAACAATCTTTAAAAAATATTAATTTAGATAGTATTACATGGCCTGTGAATGCAGCTAATTGGCTTGACGCTTTACATAAGAATGGTATAACTGTACCTTCACCAGTAGGTGAAATACCATGCTCACCAAACAAATAAAATTTAAAGCTCATAAATTAATAACACAAGATAAATCTTTACATCCAGTTCCTGGAAGATATCTTATACCCGAATGGTATAAAAATATTAAAGGAGATTTAAAACCCTCTTCTATAAGATCAATGAATATTAAACATTGTAAACCATTTTTAGATACGTTGATGGCTGGTTATCTAATAAAAAATCCTATTGATCAAATTATAAATTTTAATGTACCAAATCCTAATAAAGATAATAAATTAGATACATGGATAAATATAAATTCAGAAATACAAGAACATCCCTTTGTAAAAATAATAAATTTAAATAGGGGTCATGAAGTTCATCCATTAGAACAAATAGGTGGTGAATCTTGTCCTTATGCTAAAACTAATAAAATGTGGGCTATATATAAAATTTTAAACCCTTGGACTATTGATATACCTAAAGGTTATAGTGTTTTGTTTACTCCACCTCTTAACAGACCTAATGATAATTTGGAAATACTTTCTGGTATAGTGGACAGCGGACACCCAGCTCCAACAAATTTTCCTTGTGTTTTTAAAAAAGAAGGTACATGGTTGTTAGAAAAAGGAACCCCAATAGCAACGGTTTTTCCTTTTAAAATAGAAAATTGGAAAATGACTATAGAAGAACAAGACAATGAAAAAAGACTAAAAGAACAGTTTTCTTTTTTTACTAAAATATTTAAACATTATCATAAATTTAATTGGGTAAAAAAATCATGGAAGTAAAAAATTTTATAAAATATTATAATAATTTATTAACACCTGTTCAAGTTTCTGCCATTATAAGAACATTCAATGATTACAAATTTTTTTCAGCTGAAGTTTTAGGTAAAGGAAATTTAAATGAAGTAAATAAAGAAATGAGGAATACACAAAATTATTATTTAGATATTTTTAAAACATGTACAGAAACACATTGGTATCATTTTATTAACTTTAGAATAATTGAAGCAATTAAAAAATATAAAGAAGATGTAAAAGGAGATTTTAATATAACCGCACTTTATCCGTTAAGTTTGTTAAAATATGAAACCGGTGGCTTTTATAAAAAACATGTGGACTCATGTAAAAAAATACATAGAGAATTATCTATCATTATTTTTTTAAATAATGATTATGAAGGTGGTAATTTACAATTTTTTAATACAGAAGGTGAAGTTTATCATGAGATAAAACCAAGCCCTGGAGCGGTTGTTATATGGCCAAGTAATTTTATGTATCCACATGCGGCTCAAACAGTTAAAGAGGGGACAAGGTTTTGTTTTGTATCATGGGCAGTGTAATTTACATAAAAAATATTTTATCAAAGGATGAGCTTAATTTAATTTGGGATTACATGAAAATATTTCATGCATCAAACAAAGACTATTTTGATTTTCATCAAACAGCTCTAGGAGAAACACATAGATATGGAGATCCATTAATAGAAAGTTTATTACTGTCAAAGAAAGATATTTTTGAAAAAAATTTAAAAAAAGAATTATTACCTACTTATACATTTTGGAGAATGTATAATAAATTTTCAAAACTCGATAAGCATACTGATAGATCTTCATGTGAAGTTACAATTAGTCTATCTGTTAATAGTGATAAAGATTGGCCATTGTTTATAGGTAATAAAGAATATTTAATACAACCAGGTGATGGTGTGTTATATTATGGAGCAAAAATTGAACATTGGAGAGAAGAATATTTAGGTGATTATTGTGGACAAATTTTTTTACATTATGTTGAAAAAGAAGGAATTTACAAAGACCATCTTTATGACAAAAGACAATATCTTGGATTTAAAAAATGAAATTTGAAAACCAAAAAAACGCTTTTATAATAAAATTTTCAGAAAATGAGATTAAAGAAATTAATAAAAATAAACAAATAATTTTAAATTATCCAAATACTGAAAAAATGGCTATAGCTACTTCAGAAGCCATGCTAAACATAGTAGAAATTTTAAGGGAAGTAATAGGTAAAAAAGACTAATAGTTTATAATGCTTAAATTAAATGGTATAATACAATATGCCTTTAACAAACGTACAGATAAGACCAGGATTTAATAAACAAGTAACCGCAACAGGAGCTGAAGGACAGTGGACTGATGGGGATTTTGTTAGATTTAGATATAGTTTACCTGAAAAAATAGGTGGATGGCAACAAATCACAGATCAAACATTAGTAGGTGCTGCAAGAGAACAGCTTGTCTGGGCTGATTTGGACGGTCGAAGATATGCAGCAATAGGTACTCACAAGGCACTAATTATTTATTACGAAGGTGCTTTTTATGATATTACACCTTTAGAAACAGCATTAACTAGTTGTACATTTGATACAACTGATACTTCCGCAACTGTGACCGTTAATAAAACAAGCCATGGTTTATTAGCAGGAGACTTATTTACATTTACATCAGTAACTCCTCCAGTTGGAGCAGGTTATGTAGCTGATGATTTTGAAACGAATACATTTGAAGTTATATCTGTACCAGATGCAGATACATTCACAATAACTATGGCATCTGCTGCAACAGCGACAACCTCTGCAAGTGGATCCGCAACAGTTAACCCATACGTTAAACCAGGACCTTTAGATCAAACTTATGGTTACGGTTGGGGTACAGATACATGGGGTTCTGGTGAATGGGGAGAAGCCTCAGGTGCTTCTAGCGTTGTTCTTGATCCTGCATCATGGTCATTAGATCATTTTGGACAAAAACTTATTGCAACTATTAAAAACGGTAAAACATTTGAATGGGATCCATTGTCTGTAACTACTGGAGCATTATCTATTAGAGCGACAGCTGTAAGTGGTGCACCAACAAGATCGGTAATGTCTATTGTATCTGAAAGAGATAGACATTTAATTTTACTTGGAACTCAAACAACAATAGGAGGTGCAAATCCTCAAGATAAAATGTTTATAAGATTTTCAGACCAAGAAGATATCTCAGATTATACACCCACATCAATTAATACTGCAGGTACATTTAGATTAGACTCTGGTGTTAAAATTATTGGAGCAGTAAAAGCTAAGGATTATATATTAATCCTTACCGATACATCCGCTTATGTTATGCAATTTGTAGGACCACCATTTACATTTTCTATTAGACAAGTGGGAAGTAATTGTGGTGCTATTGGTCAACATGCAATGAAATATGTTAACGGAAAAGTATTTTGGATGGGTCAAGCAGGTGGATTTTTTGTATTTGACGGTACTGTTAAATCATTACCATGTTTAGTAGAAGATTTTGTATTCACAAACAAAGGAGATAATCTTGGAATAAATTACAATTCAGGTGAAATAGTTTATGCAGGACTCAATCATTTATATGAAGAGATCAGTTGGTTTTATCCAAAATCTGGTTCATTAAGTGTAGACAGAGTAGTTACTTATAACTATACAGAAAATACATGGACAACAGGATCACTTGCAAGAACTTCTTGGTTTGATTCAACATTATATGACAATCCATACGCAACAAAATTCAACGGATCAGGGACACCGAGCTTTCCAACCATACAAGGTGTGACAGCGGCTAACGGTGCAACAACCTATTATGCACATGAAGTCGGAAACAATGAAGTGGATGCATTAGGAAATAAAACTGCTATACCTGCCTTTATTCAATCTGGAGATTTTGATTTAGCTATAGAAGGTGATGGTCAAATGTTTATGTCTATGAGAAGATTTGTTCCAGACTTTAAATTATTAACTGGTAATGCTGAAGTTACAATTAGATTAAGAGACTATCCAACGGACACCGCAACATCTTCACCCTTAGGTCCGTTTACAATAACAAGCTCTACGGATAAAGTGGACACACGTGCAAGATCACGATTTGCTAGTTTAAGAATTGCAAATACATCAACTGATGAAAACTGGAGATTCGGAACATTTAGAGCAGATATACAACCAGATGGTATGAGGGGATAATGGCTAAAGTAGATATTAATATACCAGAACCAACACCAACATACACTGAGGAAAACCAAAGACAAATAGCTCAGTCATTAAGAACATTAAAAGATAAATTAAATACTTCTTTTCAAGAAGAATTAAAACAAGAAGTCGAAAGAGTTTCTTGGTATACAATGAGGTAATATGAGCCAAGGATGTAACAATGTTAATGTTGAGCCAACTGTCATTGGTGGTGGAAATGGATCAAATGCTTATGATGCATTTGGAAGATTAAGAGTTTCTAATCCATTTACTATTTTTGATAGTACAAATGTAATGTCAAAGAATGATCTCTTTGATGAAGACTTAACAGGATCAGGAACAGTTACTTATACCGCAAATAAATCTACAGTTAATTTAAATGTAACTACAGCTAGTGGCGATAAAGTCATAAGACAATCAAAAAGAGTTATGTCTTATCAACCAGGTAAGTCATTATTTATATTTAATACATTTGTAATGAATGCACAAGAATCTGGATTAGAACAACGTGTTGGAACTTTTGATGCAAACAATGGAATCTTTTTTGAAGACACTGGAACAGGTTATCAAATTGTAAGAAGAAGTTATACATCAGGTTCAAGTGTTGATGATCCAATTGCACAGTCAGCTTGGAATGGTGACAAGTTAGATGGTACAGGAGCAAGTGGATATGATTTAAATCCAACTAAAGCAACTATATTATTTACAGATTATGAATGGTTAGGAATGGGAAGTGTTAGAGTTGGATTTGTTATAGATGGAAAATTTATAACTGCTCATACATTTTATAATGCTAATAATTTAGATACGGTTTATATGCAAACTGCAAACTTACCAATAAGATATGAAATAGAAACGACAGGAACGATATCTGGTGCAGCCGTATTACAACAAGTATGTTCTTCTTGTATGATTGAAGGTGGCTATTCTCCACAAGGAGTTATTCAATCAATTGGAACTGCTTCATTAGCTGGAGTTACTTTAACAACAGCGGGTACATTTTATAATTTAGGAACCATTAGAATTAAATCAGGAAGACCTTATGCACTTATTATTCCTCAAGGTTTTATAGCTTCTGCTGTATCTAACTCTGATTTTGAAGTACAGTTAAGACAAAACGCAACTCCTTCAACCGCGTTTTCATACACAAGTTATTCTGATGATGTAGAGTATGATTTAACTGGTACTACAACTATTACAGGTGGGACTATTATAAATAGAACTTATTTATCTGGTAAAGGAGTTTCTATTGAAAACTTTGGAGATGGTTTTAATTTTGAATATCAACTTGGACAAACAATAGCAGGTGTATCTGACACACTAACTTTATGTGCTAAAGGTGCATCCAATAACGATGCTGTTATTGGTTCAATAAAATGGTACGATACGACAAATGGCTAATATTTATAAAAACGCATTCTATGATCCTGATACTACTGCAGCAGTGACAGTATATACATCACCGTCTAACTCACGTGCTATTATACAAAACATACAAGTTACAAACGAATCTGGATCTAAAGTATTAAAAGCAAGCATTACAGATGCAACCAACACATCTACAATACAAATAGCTTATGCATCTATATCTGGGCCTACAATATGTAATATTGCCAAAGGACCAATTATACTTGAAGAGAGTGACACACTAAATATTGAATGCAACACTACCAATTCAGTCTCAGCTGTGGTATCTATTTTGGAAATAAATAGATCAGATCAAAATGGCTAAGATAGATATTTTTAAACAGTCTATAATAATTGATAATTATTATAATGATGAATTAGATAAAAATTTAATGAAAATTCTTGATGAGGAAGAAAAAAATAAAAGAGGTGTTGTTAAATCTAACCAAGGAGGTTTTCAAACATCTCCTATAAAAGATGAATCTATACAAGAAAATTTTTTAAAAAAATCTGTTGAATTGTTATCCACTTATTTTACATTTAAAAAAATAAATATTAAAGCACAAATGAGAGGAGTGTGGATTAATAAAAATTTAAAAAATAATTATAATTCTATGCACGTTCATCCAAACAGTAGTTTTTCTGGAGTATATTATTTAAAAATTGTAGGTAAAGGGGGTGAATTAGTTTTTTCTAATAATGACACATCTTCTATTTTTAATGAAAATAATTTTTTTTTTAATAATTCAGAATTTGATAATATTTTTACTATAACACCACAAAAAAATAATTTTATTTTATTCCCATCTCATTTACAGCACTACGTAAAACCAAATGAAACTGAAGAGAGTAGAATTTCAGTATCATTTAATGTAGGTTTATCACATGGCTAAACAAAAATTTACACACTTCGTACCTAGACCTAAGCCTAGAAAGCGTCCAGGCCGTCATAAAAAAAGTCTTTCAAAAAATGAAAAAAGAGATTATAAGAAATACAACAGACAAGGAAGATAATTATGAGTGATTTACCAAAAATACCTGCTGAAGCTAAAGAAATTATTAAAAACAAAAGAACTGGTAAGGTTTATGCTAGTAAAGATGAATTTCAAGCTGATGTATTAGATCCTAACACTGATACAACTGCAGAAGATTTTAGACAAGACTTAGAAATTAAAGTGACAAGAGTTTCAATGGGTGCTAAAACAAAAAAATAATGCAACCTAGAGGCGCTACTGAAATACAGCATGAGCTGTTAGAGAAATATGTTGGTAAAGAACTATTATCCAGAGTCCAGATATGCACTTCAATACCGGGTAAGGTACCGTTAGATCCAAACAAAATAAATATACTTTGGCAAAAGAATTCATACGATCAACCAAACCTACAAGAGTTTTTTGGTAATAAAGCAAGACACAAAGAATATGATTGGTATGTATTCAATTCACATTGGAACTATGAAAAGTTTAGATACTTCTTTGATATACCAACAGATAGATCTATTGTAATTAAAAATGGTATTGAATCTTTTCCACAAAGAAAAATATATAAAAAAGGCGACCCTATAAAATTAATACACCACTGCACTCCGTGGAGAGGTTTAAATGTATTGTTACGTGCAATGCAAGAAATTACCGATCCCAACATCACGTTAGATGTTTATTCGTCTACACAAGTTTATGGTGATCAATTTAAAAAACAAAATGATGATCAATTTAAACCTTTGTATGAACAAGCTAAACAATTACCAAATGTAAATTACATAGGTTATGAAACAAATGAATATATTAAAGCGAATATGAATAAATATGATATGTTTGTATATCCAAGTACCTTTGAAGAAACATCATGTGTATCTGCTCTTGAAGCTTTAGCATCTGGTGTACATGTTATTACCAATAACTATGGTGCCTTGTATGAAACCTGTGCAGAATGGCCTGTATATATAAATTACACAGAAGACTTTGAGCAAATGGCACTAGGAACTGCGGAGGCTATTAAGGTTGCAGCAAGTTATTTACACGAGCCTTTTATACAAGATCACTTAGAGCAGCAACAATTATTCTATAAAAGATTTTATAGTTGGAATAAAAAAGGAATGGAATGGGAAAGCTTTTTAAGAGGAGCTATCAATGAGCGAAAATAAAATTTCAATTAACGAAGATACTTATCAAACATTGTATAACTTAAATGTTAAGCCAATGCCACGTGTTGTTGATGGGGTAAAGAAAGTCACTCCAATGTGGAAAACGGATACCGGACAACGGCCACCGGCTAAGTTAGAATTAGAGAAATCACCTTACAGAATATTTGTTGCAACACCGGTACACGACCAGTGTTCTATTCATTATGCACAAGGATTATTAGAATTCCAACAATTGTGTTTTAAAAAAAACGTAGAAGTGACGTTTCAAATAATGAAATCATCTTTGGTTACACAAGGTAGAAACTTATGTGTATCTGGTTTTATAGAGTCCAATTGTACACACATGTTATTTGTAGATTCTGATATTTTATTTAACGCTGAGTCTATATTTAAAATGATTGAAAGAGATAAAGATGTTATTGCAATACCTTATCCATTAAAGACTTTAATGTGGGATAAAGCATTTAAAAAAATGCAAGATGGTGAGATTAAAAAACCTGATGATATTAGAAAATGGTTACACACTTATCCAATGAAGATTGAAAATATGGATAATATTAACGTTGAAAGAGGTGTAATAGAAGTCACACACAGCCCAACTGGTTGTATGTTAATTAAAAGACAAGTATTTGACAAGATGATTAAAGCTTATCCAGACAAACAAATAGTACAGAAAACAGTTATAAATGGTGAGTATGTAGATAAGCCTCATATGTGGAATTTCTTTGATACGATACATGACCCAGAGACTAAAACTTATTTAGGTGAAGACTTTTCTTTCTGTAAGTTATGGAGAGAAATAGGTGGTAAATGTTATGCCTTTATTGATGACCCAATAGCTCATGTAGGTGAACATCAATATCAAGGACGTTTTGCAGATGAGTTGATATTCCCTAAGTAAAATGGTAATATTTCATATTTAAAGATCTTTAAAGGAGAATTGTAATTATATGAATCCACTAGCATTATTACCTTACGCATTAGGCGCATATGGTGGTTATAAAGGATATCAACAAGCAAGACAGTCTGGAGCATCGGGATTAGGAGCATTACTAGGTGGTGCAACAGGTGCTGTTGGTGGTTATCAATTGGGTATGTTAGCACCAGGCGCAGTTCCATATTCACAACTTGGTCAACAGTACAGTGCTCTTCAAGGATTACCTTATCAACAAGCTACAACACCTGTAGTTCAAAGAAGCCCAGTTCAAAATTTTCCTACACCAAAAACACCAGAGGAAGAAGCATCACTAATGGAAATCTTGTTAAAAAGAAAACAAAAAGATGGAACATATTCTGAAAAATATGATCCTTTAAAAGTTTCTGGATTACTTACTGCAGGTTTACTTGCAACAGGTGCTTACAATCAAGGACCAACTGATATTTACACACCAGGTTACAACATTGGTTACGCAGCACTTAGAGAACAAAGACCTAGCTACACTTACATTGATCCTGTAACAGGAGAGGAAAAAGCATATGAAAAAATGTATGCACCAGAAGCTGATCCTGCAAACAGAGGTGACTTTGTTAGTGGTCCATACGCAATGAATAAAACAAGATTAAAAACTGGTGGACTAGCAGAAATTAAAAAGTTTAATGAAGGTGGTATAAACTATCTTCCATCAAAAGTTTCTCATGACGAAAACGATGCAAACAATTATGTTAGAGCATCAGGTTAT